TTAAAAGAATTAACCACGGATGGTTTGCTGGTTAAAGAGTATTATTACAAGAATGGTGCTAAGTTTTGCCGATACCGTGCAGTGGTGCCGGATGGGATTAAATCTGGGAAGTGTAAAGGTTGTGGGTGTAATGCGTGTGGAAGGTTTGGGGACTTGGTTGATAAGCCGGAAGAAGAAAAGCCAGATCAGAAAGCATGGTTTAAGAATTTCTGGGAACAATACCCACGGAACCATTTGGGCAGGAAGATTGGCAAAACACTGGCAGCTCAGCGGTTTAAAAGTAAAATTAAAAAGGAATCGGATTATAATTTATTAATGCAAGCACTTGATTGTTATAATCAGTACATTTCTAAATCTAATATGAACCGCAAATTTATCAAGCATGCCTCAAACTGGATAAACCAGTGGAAGGATTGGCTTGAAAATGATATTGGGGATTTTAAACAATCGTCTGGGTTGTCGATTGATCAGCGTATAGCCGATATGAACGCACGTCAAAATTTAGGTATTATTAATGTCACACCAAATAATAAAAGGAATGAGCTGGCAGGAGTTAGTTATTATGATTGATAGAGCAGCGGTACAACGAATGGTATTTGAATGTTTTGATCGATTGGTTAGAATTGATGAGGATCAGGAGCGTAAAATCAATTATTTGACAGACGATATTTGTAAGCGGAATATAGATTTGCGTTCTTTGGACAGAATTTTAAACAGGCATCTTGAAATATCAAAATACACACCTAAATTGGCTGATATTTACTCAATCCAACGTCAATTAGTTACTGAGCATCATCATAATCGGATTATTGAATTTTTGAATCGGTTTAAATCTCAGGCGACAAACAAGCGTGGCATGGATAATGATGTATACACGATTAAGCAATGCATTGGTGATTTAAAAGTTGAGAACACCAGCATTGATAAGTGGCAGTGGGTAGATAATCAAGCGAGAGAACTTTATATTGATTTTTTACAAGGCAAGATAAAACTAGAGAAATCGCCAGTCCCAGTTGAGCAGAAACTTTTGAAAGAAAGCAAGAAGGTTGATAGGGTTGATAAGACATATTTTGATGATTTTTTTAAAAACGCAACATCCGTTCTTTTGGGAAATAAGTCATGAGTGATACGCCAGAAAATCCAAACCATTACAAGCAGGGGAGTATCCAGCCATGGGATTACATAGTTTCTAATAATATGTGCTATTTGTCCGGCAATGTTGTTAAGTATGTTACTAGGTATAAATATAAAAACGGCTTGGAAGATTTAAAAAAAGCTAGGGCATACATTGATAAGATGATTGACACATTCTATGCTTGACATGCTGTTATTAACAGTATATTATAAATCCATAGTTTGATTGTTTTGTTAATAGGAGTAAAAGGTGATTGATGAAAATAGCACAAAGGCAGAAGTTTTAGAAGCGGTGAAGCGGTCTGGGCATGCGTTGGAGTTTGCGAGTGAGAAATTGCGTGGTGATCGTGAGGTGGTACTGGAAGCAGTGAGGAAGAACGGGCTTGCGTTGGAATATGCTGGTGATTTTTGGGATGCTGTGGGAGATGAGTTTTCCCATGGTAGTGTGTGTAATGATAAAGAGGTTGTTCTAGCAGCGGTTAAACAGAATGGCTCTGCGTTGGAGTATGCGTCTGAACGTCTGAGAGGGGATAAAGAGGTTGTCCTGGAAGCGGTAAAGCAGAAAATTACTGCGTTGAGGTATGCGAGTAATTCCTTGCGCAATAGCCGTGGCTTTATTCTGAAAACTGCCAAATATTGGGGTGATGATTTATTGTCTGAAGCAATGGTTTTTTGGTTGAATGAGCGATTTTATTAATTTTTTTAAAAATGGATTTAGTTGAAAGTTGATGCTTGACATACTGTTTTTAACAATGTATAATATCAATATAGTTTGATTGTTTTGTTAATAGGAGTAAAAAAATGGAAGAAGTTGCAAATTATGATAGCTATGTTTCAGAGGAGCTTGAAAGCTGTTGCTCCGATGTTTCTAGCATTGTTGATGATTATGAGTGTTTTATCGATGATTTGTGCCAGCTGCTTGGTATCGAGAACAATGAGTTGTGTCAAACCATGATGTCAAACAAGCTTAAAAATGATATTTATAAACGTATTGAATTGTTAAAATTATTGGAGGCTAAATAATGGAAAAAAATAAAGCAGGTATAGCATTAGTGGATATTCAGTCAAAACTAGAATGTCAAAAAAGTCAATACAATGCTTTTGGTAAATATAAATATCGGTCTTGCGAGGACATTCTTGCATCTTTAAAGCCACATCTGCATAAACATGGATGTTATGTTGTTTTTGAGGATGAATGTATTTTTGAGATTGGGAATCGAATATATTTAAAAACAACTGCTGTTTTATACCACGCAGAAAGTGGCTCAAGTGTTAAAACTACTGCCCAGGCAAGGGAGCCACAAGACAAAAAAGGTATGTCAGATGAACAGATCACAGGGGCAGCTAGTTCTTACGCTAGAAAGTATGCATTAAACGCATTGTTTGCAATCGATGATACCAAGGATGCTGATTTTCACGACAATACAGAGCCACAGTTAAAAGCGTATGTACCTAAAAAACAACCAGCCACAAAACCACCAAGCAGTCAAACAGAAGTCGCTAAAAAATGCAAAAAGGATGATTGTAATGGAACGCCGGTTGGGCGAACAATGCCAAGTGGGGAAACATGGTATTTTTGTGACACTTGCAATATTAGTCTTTAATTAAGGCATAATAAATATATGAAACCAAATAACATTAAGCCAGGAATCGCAAAGTATACGCATTTAAAGTATCAGTATCAGCGGGGGGAGCAGCCCAAGCCACAGCCACGGTATGGCCAGCCTAAATTCCCTTATACATATAATAAAAACGCACGAGTGAGTTTTTTAGACCAGCTCCAAGCTCTAAAGTATCAGCGAGAAGTGCCGAAAGCGCAAAACCCACAATACGGCCAGCCATTTCCGTCGTATAATAAAAACGAACGAGTAAGTTTGGCAGATGAACTCCAAGCGATAAAGCGTCAGTATCCGCAATCGGAGCAGCGCGCGCAAAAACCACGGTACTGCCGACCTAAATTCCCATACAAGTACGACAAAAACGCACGAGTGAGTTTTTTAGACCAAATCCAAGTAATTCCATATAAAGAGGTTACACATAAAGAGATTGATCCGCCAACGCCAAAAAAGGTTCCTATCCCTTATAGGTTATTAAATGAAATTCAGTTGTTGCGGATTTTATGTCTGATCCGTTAATGGACGGCATACAAGGGTGCGTAGTATCGGTAAGACCGTCAGACTCAAGTAGTTCCGGCGTTTTAGATTGTGCGGAAAGACCGTTTGTTCCGGTTTTTGTCAATAATCGAGTTGTTTATGTGTCGGAGGATGCAAGAGATGCTTTTTCTAAAGCAGTCGAAGACATTTGGATGGACTATACACTGGCGTTGAGAGTAAATAAAAAATTAATATTAGACCCTGACATGTTGATCGAACTTTTAAACCATGCCAAGTATCATTGGCACGACAGGCTTGCTTACTTTTCGCCAGACGCTGAGGTTGGCGCATCGGAGTGGATAGAGAACCTATTTATTAACAACCAAAATCTTTGTGCGGAAGAAAGTCGCTTGGTTCGGAATATTATCAGTGGGTACAAATCTCTCGTTGAAGAGACAGTGGCTCAGAACAATACGGCTCCGATTGTGCCGATGTGGATGATTAACAGCGCATCGAGTCGGAGCAGTCGTATTTGTGCCATATTGTAATCTTATAAAAAACAACTAAAATTGATGCTTGACAAGTTGTTTTTAACAATGTATAATGTTGGTATAGTTTGATTGTTTGTTAATAGGAGTAATTTATGGATATAAAAGAAATTAATTCACCATTTTCAGGAGATGATTTAGACTGGATGTTTAATTTAGGCGGTGAACCTGATTTAAAGGATGATCCAGATTATCAGTTTGCTTTAGAAAATCATTGTTATCAATATTAAAAGGAGTATAGTATGGCAATAAACAATATTACAATTAGTGGCAGAGTTTCTCGAATAGACGAGTTGACCGTAAGTGAGCATAATGGGGATGCTTTGTTTAGGTTAAATTTTTCAGTGGCTTGTGACAGGTTGAGTAAAGATAAAAAAACTGATTTTTTTAACTGCACCGTTTTTGGGCGCAATGCTGAAAACTTTGCAAACATTATGAAAAAGGGGGAGCAGATTGTTATTTCTGGCCGATTACAAATTGATGAATGGGAAAAGAACGGCGAAAAACGAACTGCGCCTAAAATAATAGTTAATCAATTTGACAAAATGTGGCCACCAAAGCAACAAGAGTCTTCAGTGCCTGCTAACGATGGGATTCAAGAAAGCAATTTTAATTTTAACGGCTAAAC